ATTTTTAATTTTAATATTTTTCCTCTGCATATATTGGATCCATGTGCAGGACACGGACTATACATTCTGGAACACCCCATAGTAATGGGGTTAGGTGAATTCGTACAACAACTGATTAGTCATATAATCAACTATTACGGAAATCATACATGATATTCCGAGTAGGAGGATGATGATTGGAAAAGAAAACATCAACATCATTGTGCGGCGTGTAGAGCCGAAAACGAACAAACTAGGCATGACGTGTATTGGATACCACCGTCAATGGGACTATACATCCTAGAACACCATAGGGTTAGCGCCGTGTAGTCTCTCGGCATTTTGTTTAGCACGGAAATATTAAGGCAAAGCCACCGTTTTGGGCTGATTAAGTTCCAGAACCCAATTCCCCGGGGCCCGGGGCAAGCGGTAGTTCTCTACCAACGAGGTTGTTCACCATTCGGAAAATTATGCTTGAGGTTCAAGGACAACCCACAAGCCATCTTCTTGTCAAAAGATATAGTTACATTCTCATAGTAACTTTCTACGCTCCTTTGCTCATCTGGGGTAACTCCAAATGCTAAGTAAAATGAAAATCTTGCTGCAGCGGTAACGTCAGCATACTTTCTGTGCATGCCGTCTGCCAGCATCATCATACCTACATTCTGTGAGTATACATTACTGCGTCTTTTCGACGACTTGACTGCGTCAGGTACGCATCCAAGTAGTCTATTGTAAAATTCCTGCCAAATAGGAATACCTCCAGTGAGGTGAAGCCCTGCTTCACCGAGTTCGCGGTAATAATGGAAGAGTGAATTGATTGTGTCGTTATACGTTAGTGAGAGACAGTCTTTAGATAGACCGTTCTTCAAATTTCTAACCATAACATATTTACAACCATCAAATACAGGATGGGTCTGGCAAAATTCAATTTGCTCAATGACCTTTACAGGTTCTTCAACCTTCATACTAAATCCCATCCCGAGGAACCAAGAGTCCAACCCTTGTTGAAACCGCTCTAAATCTCTTTGTTCCATAATAACAACACAATCATCTCCATTATTCATGAGTTCATAATTACTTATTTTACGTTCAAAACAATAGGAATAAATCATTGCACACATGAGTAAACAATTACCAGAGCCGGTGTTCATGTCACCAGACATCCGTTTACCCTTGACGGAATACCTTAATTTTCCGTCGCGGCAATAACCAACCCCACGATTGTCGAGCTGCCAAGCAAGGAGTTTACTCAACTTCAACTTGTTGGCACGGCCTTGGGTCATCCTCACATGGATGGCATGCTCCCACTTCAAGGCATCAACACTAACGTGCTGATCGAATCTGGAAGCATCAAGGCCGACTGCGACAGGTCGGGAAAACTTATCCCATTTTTGTTTAACAACTCTACCAGCGGACTCCGCATTGAGTCCTTTCATAATCGTAGTAGATCCGAATACCCTGTTAATAGCTTTATACAATTGTTTCTCTACAGGTTTCAAGAAACATCCTAGTTCGACATTGTA